CGATTTCACGGCCACTGGTGGCGCATCCTTTGGCGCAGCTTCAACCGGATCAACTATCCCACCCGTTGCGATTCTTGGCTACACCAGCAAGCCAACGGCAGGACTTCTAGGGGACAGCATTCAACTCGGGGCAGTCAACCTCGTGACCACGAACTTTGCGGGCAATGGCTTTGGCGACCAGGGGCTTAATGCCAAGTCCATTGGCCCGGCGATGGCGTACATCAATCTCGGCAGCTATGGAGACAGAGGCAACGCCTTTGTAGCCAACAGCACCCGAAGGCAGGCGCTTGCCAACTACTGCTCGCACATCGTGTGCAACTACGGCACCAACGATATTTTCTCATCGCTCAATACGGCTGCAACGCTCATCACGAATCTGACAGCCATTGCGGCTTTGTTCCCAAACAAACCGTTTTGGCAAAACACGATCACACCTCGCACCACATCGACAGACGCGTGGGCCACAACAGTCAACCAGACGGTTACGGCGGGTGAGGCGGAGCGAATCAGTTTCAACGCTACGTTACGCGGCGGGGTGACATGGGCGGCGGGCATGTTCGATACGGCTGCTGTCATTGAATCTGGCTATTTGTCAGGGTTTTGGAAAGCTCCTGGCTGGACGGTGGACGGCACCCACCCGGCAGTGTTGGCGCAAGTGCTGATTCAAGCATCGGGTGCCGTAACCCCCGCACCGCTGACCCGCTGACCTCATGGCCATCGGCAATTACACCGACCTGCTCGCAAGCGTTGCGTCTTGGCTTAACCGCACCGATCTGACGGCGGTGATTCCAGACTTCATAACGCTGGCCGAGGAAAGGATCGCCCGTGATCTGCGTGCGCGTCGTCAGGTTGTCACCACGGCGTTGATGACGGTGGGCGGTGTTCAGTCTGTGACGCTCCCGGCTGACTTCCTTGAAGCGGAAAACATAGCCATCACGTCCACAAGCCCACAAGCTGCGATGTCCATCATCACGCCCGAAATCATGGATCGGAAGTATCCAGCGGGCTATCAGACAGGCCAGCCGGTTGTGTACTGCTATCTCGGCAACACCATCCAGTTCGGGCCTACGCCTGATGCCGCCTACACGATCAGCCTCGACTATTACCAGCGGCTGAACATCGCCACCAGTACAACGAACTGGCTGCTGACGAACCATCCGAGCATCTATCTGAATGCCTGTCTGGTTGAGGGCTGCGCGTACCTGATGGATGTCGACAAGGCTCAAGCCTATGACGCTCGATACAACGCGGCGGTTGATGACTTGCAGCTCGCCGACGACACGTCGATGCGCTCCGGTTCCGCCATGAGAGTGCGCGTGCTGTGACGCCACTTGTCGGCTTCTCTCCCGACCTTGACCCGATGTCGCCGGGGGTGCTCACTGACTGCACGATGGTGGTGCCGTATGAGTCGGGGCTGAAGGGTGCGCCTGCTGCTGTATCGCCTGGCGTTGCAGCCTTGGCAGCAGCGTGCATCGGCTCAGCCGTCACGACCGACTTGACGGATGCCCGGCGGCTTCTGGCGGGCACGGCATCGAAGCTGTATGAGTTTGACGGCACGTTATGGAATGATCGCTCGCGCGGGTTGAGCTACACCGCTGGATCAGATGATCGCTGGACGTTTGTGCCTTATGGCAACTCTGTGTTGGCCGCGTCTCCGACATGCGTGATTCAGCGCAGCATCGGAACAGGTTTGGCGTTTGCCGATCTTGCCGCTCCCAAAGCCAAGATCATTGAAAGCCTGCTCGGGTTCATTCTCGCGTTCAACACCGACGCCAGCCCCGACCAATGGGCCTGCTCGGCTCTGTACGACGAGACAAGCTGGACGCCATCTATTTCCACGCAGGCGACTACCGGCAGGCTGATCGGTGGCTCTGGCCCGCTGACAGCAGCCAAGCGTTTTGGCAGCGACATCGTGGCCTACAAAGCGCGCTCGGTGTTTGTCGGTCGATACGCAGGCGCTCCGGTGGTGTGGGACTTCCGCCAGGTATCCAACGATGTCGGCTGCGTCGGGCAGGAAGCGATTGCCGACACGATGATCGGCCACATCTTCGTCGGGCAGGACAACGTTTATTTGTATGACGGCACGACACCGCGACCATTGCCAAACTCGCTGGCGCTTCGCAACTGGCTGTTCAAGGACATGAACCCGTCCTTCCGCTACAAGACTATCGTGTCCTGGGACAAGGCAAGCTACACCGTCTCGATTCAATACTGCTCGAAGTCGTCAACCGTCATCGATAGCGCTGTTGTCTATCACGTCCTCACGACGCAGTGGGGCAGGGCGAATCGATCGATTGAAGCGGCTGTGCTCTACATCAACGCATCAATCACCTACGACGGCGGAACGCCTTCGATAACCACGTTCGACAGCGGCCCGGCGATTCCCTACAACTCGGCATTCTGGATCAGCGGATCACAGGTATCGGCCATCTTCGATAAAACGCACACGCTGCAAACGCTGTCGGGCTCAACGGCATCGAGCTCGTTCACGACAGGCGACATCGGCGACGAGGCGGGCTATACCTTCTGCGACAACGTTCGGGTGCGCTACATCCAGCAGCCGACGACCTCCATTGCGACGGGTTACGCACGCGATCAGGAAGGCGGAACGCTGGTGACGGGACAGGCGCAAAGCCAGGCAGACGGACGGCACAACATGCGCCAGCGGGGACGGTTCCATCGTTTCGCAGTGGCACAGACAGGCGATTGGAAGGCCACGGCGGTACGTGCTGATACCAAACCAGCGGGGGTGCGATGAGCGGGCTTCTGGACATCATCAAAGCCGCTGCGCAGGCCAACGCAGCGCCGCGCGGGTTGCTTGACGCATCGGCAACCGTTCCGCCTGACTTCTACGCCAACAAATTCAACACCGCTCTGACACCAGAACAGTTGCAGCAGTACCAAGCATGGGGCGAGCAGCAAAGCACGGCGAGAGGGTGGAACCCTGCGCAGGACACGGCTGATTACGACATGCAGGGCTACTGGCTCAAGAACGCCGCGACAGGCAAAGACTCAGGCCACTTCCCCGACACCTACAAGAAGCCCAACCATCCGACCTTCAGCGACCAAAGCCAATACAGCGGCACGCCGTCGCCATGGGGTGTTCCGTATCAAGGCGGCACATGGGCGGAAGACGGCAGTAGCTACACGCCCAGCGCCACGATGTTGAAGTACACGCATAGCCTGTCTCAACTTCAGAAGTACATGAAGCAGGTTGAGCCGAACAGCCTGTTGAACATGGATCGGCGATGAGACTCGACATCCGCCCACGCTTCCCGGCTGATCCAAAGCTCATGGAGCGCAAGCTAACTGACTTGTTCGTTGAAACCAACACGCAAGTCAACCGGCTGACCGAAGGCACCGCTTCTGCTGTTCACAACGCAGGTACAGCGGCACCGACAGCGGGCACGTTTGCCGTGGGCGACTTCATCCGCAACAGCGCACCGGTTGAGTTGGGTGCGGCGGCGAGCAAGTACGTAATCCTCGGATGGGTCAACACCGTTGCAGGCTCACCCGGCACCTTCTTGCAAGCTCGGGCGCTGACAGGTAATTGATGGAACTCTGCCCGGTACCGTCCGAGCGCATTGACAAGGCTTGGAAGGATGGGGCGTCGTGTCTTGCCGAAGCGTGCAAGACATCAGGCGGCGAGATAACCGGCGATCAGTTGAAGATGATCCTGTCGCGTGGTGAACGGACGTTGCTTTGCATGCGCGAAGGCGACAAGACGGTGGGCTGGGGCTGTGTCCGCGTGGATCAACTGCCGAACCTTCGTGTACTGCACGTCACTGATCTGGTGGCCCACAACGGCGGGTTTGAGCGGTTCTTTGAAGCACTCAAGAACATGGCCGAGCACTTGGGCTGCTCTCGCGTGCGCTGCTCATGTGCCGAAGCTCAAGCGCGGCTCTACAGAATGAAATGCGGGTTCAAACCTGTCTACACCACCATCGAGGTCGAGGTCGAGCTATGACGTACTACACACGCGAGAAACTCTACGCACTGGGCGAGCCATTCGGCAACGACTGCACCCGCAAGGAAGCAGGGCGGGTCATCTACGGCAAGGGCGGAAGTCAGTCATCGACAACGACACAATCCATTCCCGGCGAACTCAAGCCGCTAGCGAGCGCCTATGCGAACAAGGCGATCAACCTCGGAAACCAGGGGTTTCAGCCGTATCAAAACCAGCGGTTTGCCGGGCCTACGGGCGCTGAGCAGATGGGGTTGAACCAGATTGCCAACCGGGCGCAAAACGGTTCACCGCTCCTTAATCAAGGCACCAGCACGCTGAACCAGATGCTGCAACCGGGACAGTCGAATCCATACCTAGATTCCAGCGTCAACAGGGCGCAGCAGAACGTGGTCAACCAGTACAACAACGTCACCAAGCCGCAGACTGAAAGCGCGATGGTGAACTCCGGCAGCTTCGGCAATTCTGGATTGCAGCAGCTTCAGCAGCAACAGCAGGTCGCAACAGGCCGCGAACTGGGAAACATCTCATCGCAGATGTACGGGCAGGACTACCAGGACAGCAACAACCGCGCTCTGCAAGCCGCTCAACTGGCCCCGACCTATGCGAACAGCCAGTACAACGATGGGCAACAACTGTTGAACGCGGGCAGCTACGCACGCAACTTCGACCAGCAGAACAAGGACTTCGGCTTCCAGCAGTTTCAAGACGCGCAGAACCTGCCGTACAAGCAGCTTGGAGCGATGTCCGGTGTCTTTGGTAGCAACCTTGGTGGTACGTCCACCACACAGGGGAAGGGTGGCGGCAAATGAGTGGCGGCGGCATCAACAGCATCGGCACAGGTGGTGGCCCGATGGGCAGCAATCTTGGCAAGACTTCGAGCAACCCATACGCGGCACCAGGGATGTTTGACAACCCGCTGTTCAACAGCGCACCGATGCCAAATGCACCTATGCAACACGTCGAGCAGCCTAGCGCCATGCTGCCGATGGGGCAGGCAATGAATGCACAGATGACGCCGCAGCAGAAGGTGTCGAACTACCTCAAAACCGGCCAGACGGGGGGCAAGTAATGTCAGGACTATTCGGTTTGAAATGGCTCACGCCTGAGTTGATTGCAATGGGCGGGCTTGCTGCTGCTACGGGTGGCGCAGCCTTGCCGGGATTGCTTGCGGCGGCTCCTGCGGCTGCTGGTGCTGCTGCGCTCCCTGCTGCGGCCGAAGTGGCTGCTGCGGCTGCACCTGTTGTGGCTGCATCTGCGCCTGCTGCGGCTGTTCCAGCAGAAGCTGGATTGCTCGGCAGCGCAAAAGCACTTGGCACGCAGGCAATGGGCTATCTCGACAGCGCAAACAAGGTGCTAAAGCCGGTAGGACAGGCTGCAAACGCAGCGGGGGCAGTGCAAGGCATGTTCCCGCAACAGCAGCCTATTCAGACACCCGCACCGCACTTCGGCAACGGCGCAGGCAGTCAGGCATTTAGTGGCCTTCTGCAAGACAGCATGGCGACCGACCAGATGCGGGCGCAAGAAGACATGCAGCGCCGCCAGGCACAGCAAAAACTCATCGGACTGATTGGGGGCGGATATGGCCGGACTTCTTGATTACCTCGGCACGCCAGAAGGCCAGGGGCTGCTGTCTGCGGCCTTTGGCGGGCTTGCAGGGGCTCGGCGCGGGGCTCCGCTGAACAGCATCGGCGGCGCTGGTTTGGCGGGCTTGAGCGGGTATGTCGGGGCGCAGCAGCGGGGGTTAGAGCAGTCTCGCTATGACATGCAGAACAAGCTAAGCGCCATTCAATTGCAGCAGGCGCAACAACAACAGTCCGATACGCAGGCAGAGCGACAATTGGCTAGGGATAGTTTTCAAACGTCTGGGGATATGGCTGTATCCCAAAACGGGGGGCCTAACTTGGCGGCGTCAAATGCCCAGCCGACAACATCTCCTGGTATGAATATGAACAAATATTCGACTGGTTTGTGGGCTATCAACCCAGACAAGGCCGCTCAATTCGCCGTTCAGCAAAACGCCATGCGTCCGAAGTTCAAGGAATTCACCCAAGGAATCGACCAAACGACTAACAAGCTGGTCAACTATTCCGTCAACGAATTCGGGACGGCTACACCTACGGCGTTTGCGCCAAAACCTTCCATCAAGCTTGCCAACCTCGGCGGCACGATGCAGGCTTACGACGAAAACAGTCTGACACCTGGTGCAACATTCAAAGCTACGGCCTCACCTGATGCGATCCTTAGCGCCAACACATCGACTAGCAATAACCGGGCGACCATTTCCAAGGACTTGACGGTTGCGGGCATCACGACAGATGGCAGCGTAAATCAGAACGTCGAGACGATGGCGCAGGCGATCGCTCGCGGCGCGGCGGCTCCGATTACTGGATTTGCACTTGCCAAACCGCAGGGACAAACGGTAATGCGCCGAGTGTTTGAACTCAATCCGAGTTACGACGAAACAACCTACTCGGCAAAGATGAAGGGCGCAAAGGACTTCAGCACTGGATCACAGGGCAACGCGATGCGTTCTTTCGCTGTCGCTGGTCAGCACCTGGATCAACTCGGCGGATTGGTGGACGCACTAGACAACGGCAATATCCAACTTGTTAACAAGATTGCCAATTCTTTTGCCACGCAGACGGGCGGCACTGCACCGACGAACTTTGACGCAGCCAAAGACATCGTAAGCAAGGAAGTCGTAAAAGCCATCGTTGCGGGCGGTGGTGGTGTCAGCGAGCGCGAAGAGCTAGCTCGGTTGATGTCTCAGGCAAAATCACCGGCACAGCTAAAGGGCGTTATCAGCCAATACCGCAGCCTAATGGGCGCACAGCATGACGCGCTGCTTCAGCAACGGAGAGCGGCGGGCCTGCCTGATTCGACGCTACCGAACTACGGTGGCGACAGTACGCACCCGCCTGAGATCAATGGCCTGTTGCAAAAATACGGGAAATAGTCATGGCCGAAATGGACGCTCTTTACACGGCGCTGAAGAACGCAGATGCAGCCGGTGACGTTGCGGGCGCCCGCACGCTTGCTTCCTACATCCAGTCGCAATCGGCGGCTCCT